CGCCCAGCGCGCTGGGGCCGTTCTCCAAAAGCATGGCCGCGAACGGTTATTGCACGGTTCCGACCGCTGACCCTGCCAACACCCTGCTAATCCAATGGGGCCGCATCGTCGCCGCGCCGAACGCGACGACTTCGGTCAGCTTCCCGATCGCCTTCACTGAAGCCTTCGTCGTCACGGTCGACGGGACCAGCGACACCAACACCAACCGCCAGGACAATTATCCGGCGGTTCGCAATGGGTCGATCACCCCGACCGGATTCCAGGTCTTCAACGCAAACGACATCAGCGATGGCTGCAATTTCATCGCGATCGGAAGGGTGAACCTGTCATGACCATTTTCTTCGCAATGGTTCCCGATGCCAGCGGCGCGCCCCAGCCCGCTTTCTTCCTGCGCCAGTCGCAAGCGCCGAAGGGCGCGGTCGCGATTTCCGCGCGCCGCCATGCCCAGCTGGTCGAAGCCCTGTCGCAAGGTCAGACCGTCACGGCGGGCGCCGATGGCAAGCCCAGGACCGCCGCCCGCCGCGTCGAGCCTGGCGCCCAGCGCGCGCAGCTGGTCGCCGCGATCAAGCGCGAAGCCGCCCGCCGCATCGACCAGGTCGCGCCGATCTGGCGCCAGGTGAATGATGCGCGATCGCCGACCGCTGAAGGCGCGCGCCGCTTCGCCCAGATCGATGCCATCCGCGACGCATCCGATGCGATCGAAAGCCTGCTGGACTACGCCGCCGCGCGCGATCTTGGCGCCTTCCCCGTTTCCGACAATCCCGCCTGGCCGGAGTTCGACTGATGGCAAAGATTTCCGAACTGCCGGCAGCGACTGAAGTCGACGGGTCCGAACTGCTGCCGCTGCTGCAGGCCGGCATCGCCCGCCGCGCATCGATCGCGCAGATCCTGGGCGATGCGCTGGCGCCGGTCATCGACGCGGCGGTCGCCGAAGCGGTCGCCGACCTGATCGCCGGCGGCACGGTTTCCGCGTCTTGGGATGACATCACCGGCAGGCCTTCGACCTTCGCCCCATCTGCCCACACGCATGAAATCGACCAAGTCAGCGGTCTGACCGCTGCGCTCGACGGGCTGGCCGCTGCGATCGATGCCCTGGAAGCGGCGCCGGCGCCGGCCTACCGCGTCGGCGGCTTCATCACGAACACCCCGACCGCGTCGGAAATCCTGCTGGCGCATGTCGCGACCGATGCCTTCACGCTGCCCGCTGGCCTGGCCGGTTCGCAGGTCGAAGCCATCCCTGGCGCCGGCGTCAATCCGGCGGCGACCTTCGTTCTCAGCCTGCAGAAGAACGGCGTCGAGTTCGGGACCATCAGCATTTCCGATGCCGGCGTCGTCACTGTCACGGTCGGCGCCGCGACCAGCTTCGCCCCGCGCGCCGGCAGCACGCCCGCCGATGTCCTGACAGTCGTCGGGCCGGCGATCGCCGACGCCGCCTTCGCAAATTGGGCGCTGACCCTGAAAGGTTCGAACTGATGGCTAGATATTTTGCAGGCAACACCCTTGCCAATTTCTTGCGCAATTCGGCGAACGTCATCGAAATCACAACAGCGGGTCGGTTCGACAGCGCCTTCGTTCCTAATGCCATCAGCATTCCAGGGTCTAACTTCGGGAACGAATACGTCGAAGCGCGACTGAATGCCGATGCGACTGGAAATGTCTGGGTTCATTTCGAAGCCATTCATGGCACCATCAACCAACCGGCGGCGAATTGCACATTCATCAAATTCTTTAATTCGGCCGGCGTCGAAGTCTTCAGAGTCATCACCGGCACCGGCACGCTGCAGGGGCAGATCTGGAGCGGGTCGGCATGGGTCAATAGTGGTTCCGCCTTCGTTGTGGCTGGCGGGCTTCAGCGTTTTGATGTTCGGTTCGCGCCTGGGAACGGAGGAAGCTTCGACTTCTATGTCGCGGGCGCGCCTGTCGGCAGCGGCGCCGGTCATGTCGTCGCCGGCGGCGTCCTGTCTGATGTCAGGACCATCCGCATCGCATCGTTCTCGACAGCTGTTGCTTGCCAGCTTTCGCAGATGCTCGTGGCCGACTTCGACACCCGCGAAAGCCGCTACCGGATGCCCGCAATCAACGCGAACGGCGCGCTGACCGATGGCGTCGGCGGGTTCGCCGACATCGCCGAAATAGTCCTGGACGAATCCACCGCCATCAAGCTGACAGCAGCCGCGCAGCGCAAGACCTTCACGAAGGCCGCGATCGCGGTCCCTACAGGCTATCGCATCGCCGCGATGGTCATCGGCGCGCGGGGCCGCGTCACTGGCGCCCTGACCGATGGCCGCTTGCTCGCGCGGGTCGGCGGGGCGAATTACGCTTCATCGAATCGCGGCTTCAATGGCGGCTATGAACCCCGAACCCATATTCTGGAAGCGAACCCAGCCACCGCCAGCGACTGGAATGAAGCCGACTTCAACGCTGCCGAAATCGGCGTCGAAGCTGCCTGATGTCAGCCTTCGCCGCAGTCGGCACCCGCGCGCAATCTGCAAGCGCGGCGACCCTTAGCCCCGCGAAGCCGGCGATCACCGGCAACGCGGGCGGGGTTCTGCTGGCTGTCGTCACCAGCAAGAACGGCGCGGTTCATGCCTGTTCCACCCCAGGCTGGTCGCGCATCGGCGCCCAGGTCAGCGCCAGCGCCAGCTTCACCGCATCGCTCTGGATTGCGCCGGAAAGCGCCGACGCGCCGGTCTTCACCTGGTCGGGCGCCGCCGCCTGTTCGGCGCAGGTCGCCTATTATTGGGACAGCCTGGGGCCGATGGAAGTCAGCGTCGCCGCGCTGACCCTCAACAGCGGAACCGACCTTAACCATTCGACCGCAGCCTTCGCTTCGACCCGCGCGAACGCGCTGGCGGTCTATGTCGATGTCGCGGCGGCTAATACCGCGCTGGCGGCGCCGGCGGGCTGGATTGAACGGGTCGACGCCGGTTCGGCGACAGATGCGGGCCGCACGGTCTGGGGCGACAAGGCGCTGGGCGCCGCTGGTTCATCTTCGGGCGCGATCGCTGTCGTCGGCGCCAATGCCGATTGGGTCCAATGGCAGGTGGAACTGCTGGTCGCGCTGGGGGACGGGCTCGAATCGTCGAAGATGGAAACCGGCGCCTGGTTCGACCCTGGCGAGGGGCTCGACTTCGCGAAGATCGAAGTCGGCGCCTGGCTCGAAAACCCGAACGAAGTTTCGATTTCCGTCATCGAAGTCGGCGCCTGGCTGGTCGCCGATGCCTTCACGCCGCGCCGGCGGCAGATGATCAATCCAGCTTGAAGGGGCGCCCATGCACGAAATCAAAGTCCAGTCGATAAGCGCGGCGATGGCCGGCGCTTCTGCCATAATGGGCTTTGCCGCCCCCTGGCCGCATGTCATCGCCGGCCTGTTCTTCGCGATCGCCGGCGGCTTCGTCGGGATGACCGTTTCGCCTTCGACCGAACGCCTGGCGCTGCCGCTGACCGTCATCGTCGCGATGGTCATCGGCGTCTTCGCCGGCCTTGCCCATCCGCACTTCGCCGCCGGCGGGGCGATGCTGGGCTGGGTCGCGTCGCTGCCCATCCAGCTGGTCATGGGCGTCGCGGGGCTGGCATCGCCCTGGCTCGCGCGCCGCGCAGCTGCCGGCGAAATGGCGCTGCCCTGGAAGGGGGGCGTGAAATGAGCGCCTTCCTGACCTTCGCAGATCTGGCGCTGGCCTTCGCGCTGTTCTGGCATTCGGCGAACAGCCCAAGCCGCGACGCGACCCTGCGCGCCATGCTCTACGCCTTCGCCTTTTCCGCGACCTGTTTCGGCGCAGCGCGCTTCCTGTCGCTGTTCGGCGCCGATCGCGATGCAACGCAATGGATGGTCGATCTGGGCCATGTCGCGCTGATCGCCTTCGGCGCCATGTGGGTCGCGCGGGAAACGGGCCGCATGGCCAAGCTGAAGGGGAACTGATCATGACCGACTGGAAAGCCATCCAGCACCGCTTGACCCAGCTGGGCTTCGGCCCTGGGCCGATCGATGGCATCCCAGGGCCGCAAACCGACGCCGCCCTGGTCGCCTTCAAGCGATCGCGCGGCATGAACCCGCGCCCCTTCGTCGGGCCGATCACGCTGAAGGCGCTGTTCGGCGCCGCCGCGCTGCCGGTCTTCGACGCCGGCGTCCCCTGGATGAACGAAGCGGCCAAGCATCTGGGCGCGCATGAAGCCCGCGACTTCGCCCGCCTGACCGCCTGGCTGCGCAGCGACGGGAAGACCCTGGGCGACCCGCGCCGGCTGCCCTGGTGTGGCGACTTCGTCGACACCGCGCTTCGCCTCACCCTGCCCGATGAACCGCGCCCTGGGTCGCTGGGCTTGAACCCTTACCTGGCGCGCAACTGGCTGCAGCTGGGCGAGCCCTGCGCGCCGGCCTTCGGCGCCATCGTCGTCTTCTGGCGCGGCGAACCCGACATGGCCCGACAGCCCGTTCGGTTCGCCGCCGCGTTCGATTCCGGCCGGAATCGCGTCCTGGTTCGCGGCGGGAACCAGTCGAACAGCGCCAGCGATGCCTGGCTGGGCGCCGATCGCCTGCTGGGCTGGCGCAAGCCGAAGACCTTCACCCTGCCGCTTCCTGCTCTGCCAGGCCTGTCGAGCGCGGGCGCGCAGCTGTCGACGAATGAAGCCTGACCCGCGCGACCGAAAGGATGTTGCATGAAATCGAATGAACCCAACGGGCTTCTAACCCAGATAGGCAAAATGGGTCAGGTCGCGGATTATGTCCCCGCCTGGGCGCAAGTGAAGTTCGCACTTCGGGCCGGATGGCTTGCGCTGGTCGGGGCGCTGGTCCTGGCGATCGCGGGCTTCGCGGCGGTCCAGACCATCCGCCTGGAAGGGCTGAAGATCTGGCCGCTGTCGATCGAAGGCTGGAAGCCGCTGGCAGAAGCCCGCCAGCGCCAGATCGATGACATGCTGAAGGCGCAGGAATTGGCGGCGCTGATCGCCCGCAGCGAGAGGCTGGAAGACGAAAACACCTATCGGGAAATCGCGGAAAGGATCGATGACAATGCACAAGCCGACCTGGCCGGCAGCCTGCGCGCTGCTGATGACTTTATCGCTGCTGGCGGCATGCGAGCCGAAGCGAATCGAAGTGTCCGCTGCAAGGCCGGAACCGGCGCCCCAGATCACCGCGCCGAAGATCCTGACCGAACCCGTCGAGCGCCCCAGCTGGATGCCGCCGCTGCCGCCCAAGGCGCCGAAAAATTAACGCAGGACATCGATTCTGAAGGCGCGACCGACCTGGCTCTGGTCAAGGTTTCCCCCGCCGATGTCCGTCTTTGCACCATCAACACCGTGAAGGCTGAAGCGGGCGCGCAGCTGGCGCAGCAGCTGCAGGCCGCAAGCGCATCCCCGCAAGATTAGGGGCGCGCGATGGGCGCGCCCGAAGCCAGGAGAAAGTTCCCATGATCCCGTTCGGGTCGCATCCGGTCGAAGACATCCCCGCCGACCTGGCGACGCTGGTCAGGGTCGGCACCGTGACCGCTGTCGATCTGGCCGCTGCGCGCTGCCGCGTCCGCTATGGCGACCCTGATGATGATGACCCAGGCGAAACGCCCTTCATCCGCTGGCTTGCGCCGCGCGCCGGCCTGACCCGCATCTGGTCGCCGCCCAGCGTCGGCGAACAGGTCATCCTGCTGTCACCCGATGGCCAGGTCGGCGGCGCTGTCGCGCTTTGCGGTCTGGTCCAGGATGCCTTTCCGCCGCTGGGCTCGACCACCGCCGAAATGATCGAATTCGCCGATGGCGCGCGCCTCACCTATGACCCCGACGCGGGCGCGCTGAAGGCGATCTTGCCAGCTGGGGCGACCGCTGAAATCGAAGCCCCTGGCGGCATCACCCTGCGCGGGCCGGTTACTATCGAAGGCGATGTCACCATCCAGGGCGCTGTCGATGTCAGCCAGACCCTGACCGCCGCGATCGATGTCGAAGCCGCCGGCATCAGCCTGGTCGACCATATTCATGGCGGCGTGCAATCGGGCAGCGCGAAGACCACCCCGCCCGAATAAGACCAGGCGGGGCGGGTCGAAGCCTGTTTCACCCGCCCCGCCGCTGGCGCTTCGCGCGTGAAACGCGCTTGCATGGCCGCATGATCGGCATCAGCAAAACCACGGGCAAGGCCTTGTCGGGCGACGCGCATCTGGCGCAGTCGATCACTGACATCCTGACCACCCCGCTGGGCAGCCGCGTTATGCGGCGCGACTATGGGTCGCTTTTGTTCGAACTGATCGATCGCCCCATCAATGCTTCAATTCGCATGCTGATGCATGCCGCGACCGCGATCGCCCTGCGCCGCTGGGAACCCCGCTTGCAGCTGACCCGCGTTAGCCTGGCAGGCGAGCCCCAGGCGGGCAGGCTGACCATCCGCATCGAAGGCCGGCGCGCTGACCTGCCCGAAGCCAACCGCCTGCAGACCCTGACCATCCCGATCGACTTGAACCAGGGCCGCGCAAGCGCGCCTCTCAGCTGAAGGAAAACGCAATGCCTTTTCATCATGGCCTCACCATCACCGAAAGCGCCAGCGGGCCGCGCGCCCTGGCTGCCCTTTCGTCTTCGGTCATCGGGCTGATCGCTACCGCCACCGCGCCCGCCGGCGCGGAATCGATCGCGCTCGACGAAGCCTTCCCGCTGAATGAACCCGTTCTGATCACCGGCGGCGCCGATGTCGCGGCAGGCAATGCCGGCACTGGCGGCACGCTGGCCGACGCGCTGACCGCGATCGGCGACCAGGCCAGCCCGATCATCATCGTCGTTCGCGTCGCCGAAGGCATCGACCAGGCCGAAACCGATGACAATGTTATCGGCGCAGCCACCGGCGGCACCTATACCGGCCTGCAGGCGCTGCTGGCTGCCCAGACGAAGCTGGGCGTGAAGCCGACCATCATCGGCGCGCCTGGGCTCGACAGTCAGCCGGTCGTCGAAGAAATGGTCAGCGTCGCAAAGAAGCTGCGCGGCTTCGTCTATGCCGGCGCAAAGAAGGCCGATGGCTTCACGCCCGCCGAAACCGAAGCCGAAGCGATCACCTATCGCGGCGGCTTTGCCCACCGCGAACTGATGATCATCTGGCCGGATACCGCCAAGGGCGGCGGCGACATCATCGCCCGATCCCTGGGCCTTCGCGCCCAGATCGATGAATCGATCGGATGGCACAAGACGATTTCGAACGTCGCCCTGGCCGGCGTCACTGGTCTGGAACAGGACGTTCATTTCGACCTGGTCGACCCGTCGACGCCGGCGGGCGTTCTCAACGCCGCCCAGGTCACGACTGTCATCCGGCAGGGCGGATTCCGCCTCTGGGGGAACCGCACCTGCGCCGATGAAACGAACCCCAGCTTCGCCTTCGAAAGCGCGGTTCGAACCAGTCACGCGCTGCAGGAAACCATCGAACAGATCGTCGCGCCCTTCATCGACCAGCCCATGACCATCGGGCTGATCAAGGATCTGCTTGAAACCGGAAACGCCCGTTTCCGCCAGCTGGTCGCCGAAGGCCGGCTGATCGGCGCGCAGATGTTCTTCGATGCGGACCTGAACAGCGCGCAGGAACTGGCGCAGGGTCGCCCGCGCTTCCGCGTCCAGTTCACGCCGGTCGCGCCGCTGGAGAATCCGAACGTCGATCTGGTCATCACCGACTTCTATTATGCGGGCTTTGCCGACCAGCTGAATTAGGCGCCAGCCTGACCCTTCGCCGGCGCGCGCCGGCCTGACCCCGACACCCGCGAAAGGAACCTGCGAACATGGGCATCCCGAAGAAACTGAAGAACATGAACATCCATGTCGATGGCCAGGGCTACCTGGGCCGCGCGGCGGAGTTCGAAGAACCGAATCTGGCGATCGCAACCGAAGACTATCGCGGCGGCGGGATGATCGGGTCGGTCAAGATCGATATGGGTCTGGAACCGATGGAAGCGAAGCTGAAGATGGGCGGGCATGAAGCCGCCCTGATTCGCAAGTTCGGAACCACCCGCGTCGATGGCGTTCGCGTTCGCCTGACCGGCGCCTATCAGGCCGACGATGGCACCCCGCCCGAAGCGGTCGAATGCTATCTGGGCGGGCGCTTCACGGAAATCGCCCCAGGCACTTCGAAGCCTGGCGATGACACCGAACAGGAATTCACGGTCGCGCTGTCCTACTACCGCCGCGAAGTGAATGGCCGGACCGAAGTCGAAATCGACATGATCGCGGGCCGCTTCCTGGTCGATGGCACCGATCGCTATGCGGAAATCATGGCCATCATCAGCAGCTGAACTTGACTTCGGCGGGCGGGCCTAAGCGGGGCAGTCCAACGCCGAACGGGCTGGCCGGCCTGCCATTTCTCCCAGGCTGGCCAGCCCACCCTTCACACCGCCCCGCGATGGAAAGACCCC